GACACAGGCGAAGGGCATCCAGGTGAAGCTGACCCAGGAGCAGATCGACCGCCTGGTCAAGGACGGCACCCTGGAGTTGAGCGACGAGACCTTCACCGGCGCGGTGAGAGATCGCATCGCCCAGTTGACGGCCCGCGCCAAGGGCGCCGAGCGGCGGCTGGCCGAGATCGCCGCGGTCCAGGAAGAGGCCGAGCGTAAGGCCCTGGAGGAGCAGGAGCGCTACAAGGAGCTCTACGAGAAGGAGCGCCAGGCGCGCGAGAAAGAGACGTCCGGCCGCAAGGACGACGCGGTTCGCACCCGCTTCCTGCTCGCCGCCCAGTCCAAAGGCGTCGTCGATCCCGACGTCGCGTTCATCATCGCTAAGTCACTGCCCGCCTTCGGCGCGGTGCAGGTGGATGACGAGGGCAAGGTCACGGGCATCGACGAGGTCGTCGAAGCGCTGGTCAACGAGAAGCCCTACCTGGTCTCCCAGCCACAACAGCAACCGAAGCCGCAGAGCGTGGGGGCGGCGAGCAATCCGGCTCAACAGGGCCCGCCGCCTCCCAAGAATCTCGCCGAGGCCGGGGATCGCCTGGAGCAAGCATTGCGCACCGGCGTGACCTGACCCGGCACGAAGGAGTGAGTAGCACATGGCTGCGACCACAACCACGCTGGCCGAACTGATCGTCCAGCTCTACAAGGGGCCGTGGGTGGAGGCCCTGTTCACCAACACCTTCCTGCTCACCCGTATCCAGCAGAAGCAGGGCGCGGGCGAGGGAGTCCGCTGGCCGGTGCGCTACGGAGGCAACACCTCTGCCGGCTCCTACGCGGAGACCGACTCCGGCGCGGGAGCGGGCAACCAGGGCTTCAAGAAAGCCTTTCTCGGCTGGAAGCTCAACAAAGTCGAGGTGGAGGTTTCCGGTCTGGCACAGGCGGTCGGCGACGCAGGCGGGATGATTGTGCCCGCCTTGCGCACCGAGCTCGACCTGGGCCTGGCCGACCTGCGGGCCAACATCAACACCCAGTTGATGTCTGATGGCACCGGCAATTCCGGCAAGGACATCACCGGCCTGTTCGCCGCGATCGCCGACACCGGCACCTACGCAGGCATGGATCGCGGCACCTACACCTGGTGGAAGTCCTACGTCAGCGCCAATGGCGGCACTCCCCGCAACCTGACCGAGGAGTTGATGCGTACCGTCAAGTCCACAGTGGAGGCGCGCGGCGGTCGGGTGACTGCGATCTACGCTGGCTCGACGCAGTGGTACCGGTATGGCGACTTGCTGCGGGCCGAGCGTCGCCAGCAGAATCCGGCCAGCCTGACCGGCGGCTACCAGGCGCTGGACTTTGAGGGGGTGCCCCTCATCAAGGTGCCTGGCTATCCCCAGACCCGGATGGACTTCGTGGACGAGGAGTTGCTCGAGTACGTGGTGCTCAAGGACTTCGAGGCCAAGCCCATGGCGAAGACCAAGGACTCGGACGTGATCTGGATCACCCACTACTGTCAGCTGGTCTGCCGCAACCCGTACCGCATGGGTTCGCTGCAGGACCTGGCCTAAGGAGGAGGTGAGCCGATGAGCGTAGCGCGGATCATCTCTGACTGCCGGGACGGGCGCAAGATCGCCCGCGGGGTGACTTCGGTCACCGGGTCGGCCGCCGATCTTGATACCGGACTGTCCGAAGTGGAGGACGTACTGGTCTCGATTAAGCGGTCGACCGCTCCCGCCCTGGAGGTCACGTTGGCTACCTGGGCGCTGGGAGCGGCCGCCGGCCAGATCAACCTCTACTGCTGGAAGCCCACCGCGGCCAACGACTGCACCCTGATCGCCGCCACTGTCGCGGTGGACGTGGAGTGGCTGGCGATCGGCAAGTGAACTCAGGGGGTCGGTCAACCGCCGGCCCCCACTCAACTCTGGAGGTGGAGAATGCGAAAAGAGACGAGTGACGTGTCAGCTGAGGTGAATGCCTCGACCGAGTCCAGCCCGGCACCGGGCGGTGGAGGGGCAGTGGATCTGGCCGACGCCGGTCTGAGCGGCCCTGCGCCTGCCCCGGTAAGCGCGGCAGTCGCGGCTCCCGATCTTCCGCGACGAGTCGGCAAACTCACCGCTCTGATGGCGCTGTCGGAGCCGGCCCGTACCGAGGCGCTGGAGAAGATCACGAACTCCGGCGTGACGGTGAACCTGCGCAGCAAGACGGGCGAGGACGTGCGGTGGCGCTACGGCGAGCACATCCTGGTCGTGCCTCCCACGCCGAAGCCCTTTGCGGCTGCGCACGCCATCCACCTGCTCTTCAGCGCGCCCGGCCTGGCGGAGGAAGTCGAGGAGTAGCAGGTGGCCACCGACGCGACAGTCGGCGGTGAGAACAGCAACTCCTACGTCGCCCTCGCGGAGGCGGAAACCTACTTCGCCGACCGTCTGCGCGTGGATGCGTGGAGCGGCGCGAGCAGTGCCGACAAGGAGAAAGCGCTGCTCACCGCCTGCCGCCACATCGAGACCTGCCGCATCCGGCTTCATCGTCGACCCTATGGCTATCCCGGCGAGCTGCCGGACGCGATGGGCCGGCCGTATGATCCGCTGGCTCCATCGAATCCCGACCAGGCGCTCTCCTTCCCTCGCAAGAAGGACAAGGACAACGCCGGCGACTACGCCATCCCGAAGCCGGTCAAGGACGCTCAGTGCGAAGAGGCGCTGGCGATGCTGGCGCGGGGAGCGGATCAGGAGCGCAGGCGCGCTCTGCAGGCGGCGGGCGTAACCTCATTCTCCGTGGACGGGCTGAGCGAGTCGTATGGGTCGCCAGGCGCGGCCCATCCCCTGGAGAGTGCGGCGGCGAGGGCGTTGCTTGCGCCGTTCATTGACAAGGGCGGCGTGCTCGCCACTTCGGATCACCCTGATGGCGAGTGGTCGCCGGGGAGCGCGACGTGATCGGCGACTACCTGGCTCAGGAGATCTGGTGCTGTGCGCGGACCGGGGTGGACGGCTACGGCCAGCCCACCTTCGGCGATCCGGCCAAGCTGGCTGGCCGCTGGCTCGAAAAGCGCCGCCTGGTACGAAACGCCGAGGGAGAGCAGGTGATCTCCGAAGTCTTCCCGCGGATTGGAAGGCGGGGCGGTTCTGAAACGAGCCTACCTATAGGCAAGGAGGAAGACGTGAACTGGAAACTCACCCTCGCGAAGGGGCTTGTTGTCGGAGCGCTCGCCGCACTGGGCGTGTGGGCGGCCGATATCCACGCTGTCTCCGCCTGGTGGGCCGGCGCGGCCGTGCTGGCCATCGAGGCCGTGCGCGATCTGCTCAAGTCCCGCTTCGGCAGTTTCGTTCCGAGCGGATAGCCCATGCCCTCTGTCCGCCGCCAGACCTATGGCAAGTTCGGGCTCGCCCTCAAGGGCGTAGAGGAACTCTCGCGCCAGCTCGCCCGCGACGGCGAGGTGTGGCAACGTGTCCAGCAGGCCGCCGTGCGCGGCATGATCGAGAACACCGAAGACCTGCTGGGCCGCGCCATGCGGGATGCTCCGGTTGACGAGGGAACCCTGCGCGCCAGCGGCTCGGCCGCGGTCTACGCGAACGGCCGGGCAGTCGCTCGGCGCGGCTTTCGCGAGGTGGGTTCCGAACCGGTCGAGAGTCCCGAGCACCTCGAGATGCGGGAGCGGCGCGCCATTCACGAGGGCGGTCTCGGCGACGCGGTGGTGGGCGAAGTGGGCTTCAACACTCCCTATGCGCTCGCGCAGCACGAGCGCCTGGACTTCGATCATCCCAAGGGCGGGAAGGCCAAGTACCTGGAGGACAACCTCAAGGAGCAGGCCGACCGCTATCAGGGCAATCTCAACGACCATCTGCGAGGCGCGCTGACATGATTCTGCTTCGCCTGGAGGCTACGCAGAACGATGGCTCTGCTCATTGACCAACTCGCGGCCTACCTGGAGAGCCAGGGCGAGGGAACGGTGGGGACAGATCTGTTCAGGCTCCACCGGCCCTCCTCGCCGCTCGCCTGTGTCAGCTTGCATGCAACCGGAGGCTATCCGCCCGATCGCTACACGGAGCGCGAACACCCGACGGTGATGCTCTTCGCGCGGGCGGCGACTCCTGATGCAGCCCTGCGAAAGGCGTACAGCCTCTACGGCAAGCTGCACCGCAAGCAGAACCTGGACCTCGGCGGAGGCCTGTGGGCGCTCACCATCGAGGCGGTGGCCAGCCCCGCATACACGGGGACGGAGCAGGCCGCCAACCAGACTGCGCACCTCGCATCTTTCAACATCGCGCTCGACCTGCGGAGGCCGTCAACGCCGTAGGCGGGGCATGAAGGAGGAACTGACGTGGCAACCATCACGGAGG